GCCGTTGAGGCTCGAAATATTGGCCTCAATGCCGTCAATGGACGTCGACAGCGACGTCACGCGCCCATCAACGCCCTTGACCTTGAGCATGATCTCCTCGCTGGTCTTGGTGATAGTCGAGCGTGTTTCGGCAATCTTGCGATTGAACTCTTGTGTGATGTACCCCTCAGCTGGGTATTCGTCTTCCATCTCTGCTTCCCCGGGGGAAGAAATACCCGCGTATCCGCGCCCATCATCAGAGAGTTTAGAAAGCGGCGAATAAATGCCCCCAACCGTCACGCCGTCGCCCAGCTCTGCCGCCGGATCGATGTTTGCCGCGCCTGCTTCGTACGCCTGATACTGGTAGCCTTTCATGGTTTGCAGTAACGCGCTTACCATTGGCTGCGTGGCGTGAGGGCAACTTGCAATAACTTCCATGCCGGTATCATCGCCCGCCGTCAGGCTGTTTTCATCATCCACAAGCAACGTCACACGGGAAATAGGCTTATACTTGCCGTTGTCGGAAAAACTCGTAATGTCGCCACCGACGTAATATTTATCAGACAAGAATCCTCACCCCTCCAAATGTGATAGCGTTGCCCGCTTCTGTAATGAGATAGTTCGTCTCGGTAGGCATGGACAACAACGGAATAAGCAACAGTTTCCCTGCATCGGTAATAATCCAGTTCCCGCCGTGCGCCGCTGCGATAAAACATAGCTCATTGCGGATGGTGTAATCATTTGCGGGATAGTCGATGGTATATGAGCTATTGAGCACTGTGCGGCTATCCAGCTCCACGCCCATCAACTGGCAAAAGATATTTACAGCGTCAGGCATAGTCATCGGGAAGTTAAGCGACTGTTCTGGCTCCCACACAACGTCAGCCTTTCTCATAGCGTCGTATGCTTCGAGTTCCCAATAATTCCCATCGCAGGAACGGCGGTTGGTAAAAAACACGCCCTTTGGGATCCAGTCTGTCGCCTGACTGCCATTAACAAGCCTGAGATAGCGATTGATCGTCGCGGCGCGCGGGATATTGTCCGCGACGACTGCGAGTTTCAGCGTCGCGCAACAGGCATTGCCGATGCCAAATTCTTCAAACAGCTGAGATTCAACAGAGTGGGAAACCTCCGCGTCTTTCCCGTATTCCACACCATTGATGATAAATTTGTATTCGCGTTCCGTCCCGGGCTTGTGAAGCAGCTCGCGCCACAGCGCACTTGTCGTCTGCCCCATATCACACCTCGATCAAGTTAAACGTCGCGCCGCCCCACACCTCATTGTCGTCTGCTGCTTCTTCGAGCGTGCATTCCATCGACGAGCAATAAAACGTGCTGGTTCTGACGCCATGCAGATCGAGATACTTGGCCGTGACCGTTGTCTCATTAAGGTCATCATCGAGCTTTGCCAGCTTATCGCGAGGCATAGAGCGCGTTGTATAGTTCAGCTTTCGCTTGCTGGTAATCTTGTCACGGCGCATTTTCCCATCTTTTGTGCGGGTGGTCTTATCGCTGTCGAGGTCGTTGCGGCTCCACCCATAACCCTTTGTGGCGATAAAATCGGAGTAGTCCGTGCCGTTGATAATAAGGACTTCCATGTTACTCCTCCTTAGTACAACAGCACGGGCTTACCCGCCGCGCGTGTCATGTTGTTAATGTTCTTCACGGTGCTGCGTGCGATTTCCTTACCGTCAAGCTGGATAACGACCGTAGTTGTACCGCCGCCAGATTCCGCCATAGCCTGCTTAAATGCTTCGACCATCGTTGCAAGCGGCGTTTCGATGTTCGTCCCGCTCTTCTGGTCGCCCAGCACGGCGAGAAATTCTTTGTTGGGCGGAATGACTGCGCCGGTTGCCAGACGCGGAAGATGTACTTCGGAAAGCGAGGAAAGATGCCCCCCGATGCTTTTACCGCCAAGACCCGGAACCCAGCTCGGGACGGTAAACTTAATCGTGTTGATCTTGCTGATAAGCCAATTCAATCCCTTGATAATGGCGTTCACCGCGCTTTCAGCAATAATGACGATGCTGTTCCAAATGCCTTTAAACACCTTTTTGACACCATTCCATGCAGAATTCCAGTCACCAGTGAACACGCCCTTGATAAACTGGATAATGCCGCCAAGGATGTTATCTTTAAGGTTTCTCGCAAACTCGGTCAAATTGCCAGTCAGAGCAAGCACAGCGGTAACTACCGTAGCAATTCCCGCAATCACAAGTGGGATGACACTACCGGTCAGAAAGAAGAATCCCAACCCCGTTGCCACAATGCCAGCAATCAGTAACAGCGTGTTTTTGAGATTTGCACCGTTATCACAAATGTCCTTAAACGCTGTGATAATCATTGCTGCGCCAGCCACTACAAGGCCGATGCCAGCCCCAACTTTGCCGAATGCGATTGCAAGCCCCCCGGCAAGCGCCGCTGTGCCTGCAAGCATTTCAAGCAGATTCCCCCAGTTAACGCCGTTATTCCATGCGTCGGATAAGCCGTCCCACAGAAGAATCAATCCTCCAACCGCGATAAGGATGCCGCCGAGCTTTTGCAGAATAGTGCCAAGCACACCCGGCAAGCTGCTGCTGATTTTCCACAGCGCTAATCCTGCCGCAATGAGCATGACTGCATCGGCGATTTTTTTTAAGCGGTCGCTGATGTCGTCCATGTAGCTAAAGTCCGGAGTGATTGCGTCAGCGGATGCGCCACCGCCCGCATCGTTTGCGGTATCGGTGGAAATCTGGTTGATCTCATCAAACGCCGCAAGCTGACTTGCCGCTTTCTTCGCGGCACTGCCCGTTCCCTTTAATGCGCTGGTCTCTTTGTTTAGCGCCTTTGCCGAGTTAGCAGTTGCCTTGACGCTCTTGCCAGAGATAAGCGCCACAAGACGCGTGATTTGCGAGACTACTGCCGTAATAACTTTTACAAGCAGTGTAAAGGCGGGGACAATTACGCTTACAAGAGGCTGTGCCAGCGTCAAAAGCACTCCTTTAAGCTGCGCAATGGATTCTCTTGCCTCGGAGTTTACCATTACGACGTTCTTTACCCAGTCGCGCACTTTTGTTAAAGCTTGGGTAATAACTGTAAAAACAAGTGCGCTGCGGACAACAGATTTTACGCGCTGTCCAAATACTTTCATGGAATCTGCCGCCGCTTCGGTTGCATTGCGCAGCCCTGCGCCTTTGGCTCTGCCCTCGATCTGCTGTGTTAGCTCGACTGCCTGCGTTTTCGCGTCGGAAATCTTATCGCCGGTTTTGTTGAGCTTTTCGTTGAGCTTATCAATGCTATTTGCAGTTTTGTTAAATTCGCTTTGCAGCATTCGCACGCGCTCGGCCTGCTCGGACACGTCGATTTTCTCATACGTGCCTTTTGGCGCTGTGCGCATATCGGCAAGCTCCTGTTTCGCCGCATCCAGCTCTGCTCCGATGTTGCGCAGCCGGTCTTCCATCGGCGTTTTCTGGTCGCCGAGCCTTTTAAACTCCTTTTGTAAGGATTCGATATTGCTTTTTACTTTGTTCAACTCCTGATGGAGTTTTTTGTCGCTAATAGTCGCTTCAAATACGACTTCGCCGTCAGCCATAATATCACCTTCTTGCTTTTTGGTTTTTTGCGTGATATCATCCAAGCAGCCATAAATAATGGCAAGGAGGAATGAAAAATGGATAAGATGACTACTTGCAAGGTATGCGGGGCATCTATCGCAAAATCCGCTACCACTTGCCCGCAGTGTGGAGCCAAGCAGAAAAAGCGCCACCCAGTGCTGGGGATTATCATTGCTATTTTCGGCATTTGCATGATTGCCGCCGCATTAAACGACATGGGCGATGATCCTGGCGCGGAGAAACAAACGTTTAGTGTTGGAGAAACCGCCGAGCTAAACGGAATCAGTGTAAAGTTTGATTCTTGCGCCGAAAGCAATGGATCGCAGTTCAACACCCCTGATGACGGTAATGTGTTTTTGCTTTGTGAATTCTCCATTGATAACCAGTCGGATAAAGATATTGCCGTTAGCTCTATCGCATCGTTCAACGCCTATGTTGATGACTACTCGACAAATCTGAGCATTTCGGCCACCATCGCAACCGATAAACCCCAGTTAGATGGAGCCGTTGCTGCCGGTAAGAAAATGACCGGTGTTGTCGGATACGAAGTCCCCAAAAACTGGGAAGAAATTGAAATCCGCTTTACTCCCGACTTTTGGTCTGGAAACGAAATTGAATTCATTGCAAACAAGTAACCATCTTCGCCCGATGCTATTTTGCGTCGGGCGTTTTTTTGCCCAACCACGCATTGATCGTGTCGTTTTCTTCTTCCGTCATCGGCTTATTTAGATCGACAAGCCGCCTGTTTTCTCGGTAAAATTCTCGATCCGACTTGTCGAGCGTTTTTCCTTTTGCTTTCAGGTTGCGAATTCGAACGATGTTTGCAAACAAGCAATCCCCGATTTCGTAGTACGCCGAGACGAATGACCACCAATGGAAATAAGGCATTGCGCGCACTTCATGTCCCACAACGTGGTTGATGGGAGCCACGATGTATTGGAAGTCTTGCTCCCAATCCATCAATTTAGGTCGCTTTTGATTATCGCCTTCATCGCCGCAGTCGAGAAACCATGTCATCTGTTTCACGGCTTCTGGAATGTGCTCATCCGGCATTTTTAAGAAGTCTGGATAAAAGATATCCAGCGCCGCAATCACTTTTTGCTCGTTTGTCAGATCAGTCGCAGCAAATGCCGCCAGCACGTCAAGCGCCGCGCGATAGTCCGAGCGAATTTCATAGTCAACGCCGCAAACGCTCAGCGAGGTTGGAAGATCGTACATCATTTGCGGTATTTCTGCGTATACTTGCGGATTTTCTCATCGGCAAGCGCCTGTTCGCGCTTTACTGCCTCATCAAACTGCTCGATGATGGCGGTCATAAAGTTCTGCCAAACCGGCGCACCATTGGCCGCGGAATATGCGTTGACGCTGCCAAAAAGCGTATCGGCAATGTCCTGTCCGAACAAATCATTGATGATGCTACGCATTTCCTTGTCGAGAGAATCAACCATGTCAAAAAGCTCATCATCGGGGATATCCTTTTCGAGCGTCTTTGCACGGGTCTCCTGCTTCTTGCGCAGGTCATCAAAGGTTTTATATGCTTTCTTTGCAAAGTTCACGTCCGCAGGATTAAAGTAAACGGTAACAACGCCGTTTACGCCGCGAATTGTGTATTCTTTTACGCCAGAATCAAAAGTGAGTTCCATACCTTCCTCCAAAATGAGGGCTGACAAACGCCAGCCCTCTATTTCTTATTCGCCCTCGGTAAACGTGATCGTGCTGCCAGAGATAGCGGCAGTGCCGACCGTGCGCGTGCCGCCAAGCGTCACGTCGATAGGCATACCGATAAAGCCGCCACCCTCGCCGCCGAGGGAAGAGGGCTTAACCATGCAGGACGAATAGCGCTCCGCAAATACTGCGGTCTTTGCCGTGCCTGCATAGGCGTGGACAATCAGCACGTCCTGATTCGCCAGCGCCGCCGCGTTCTGCTCCTTGACCGCGAGATTCCAAATCTTGACGATGGCAGGATCCCCAGCGTCCAGATCGGACGGGTCAAAGGTCTGCGTGATGATGGGTTTCTTCATGGTCGTGCGCGTCGTGCCAAGAATATCCTTCGAGGAATCCTCCTGCCAGTCATATTCCATGCTGGAATCTGTGACGCGCGTACCGAAGGGCGACCACGTGGGGGTTCCAGTTTCGCCCGTGTTGAGACACGCAATCAGAAGTTCTCGGTCTACGGTCTGCCCCGCCGTGGTGTTAAAGGTCATATCAGCCATTTTTAATCACCTCGTAGTTCATTTTCATAAGGATTTGATGATCCTCATCTCCGTTTTCATACATGGCAAAAAGAGAGGATCGCGTTGTCGGCTCAATGCGAATGACGCGCCGTCCATCTCCAATGTCAGGCGGCGTTTCGTTTGCTGCCCAATCGCCCAAGGCGTTAAGCAGCTCGTCAGCTTTGAGCCGTTTGTCGTTGCTGTTCCCCGGCTTCATGCGGTAGATAACCTTGAATTGGTATTCTGCCTGATACCCGCCGAGAATGTATTTCCTGACGATATACGCCGCCTGAATCGTAGACAGCGCCATCGCCGCAGTATCGGCGGGAAGAAATTCGAACCGAATCAAATCAACCGGCTTGTCAGGGAATGTGTTTAACCACGCAAGCAACTTTCGGGAGACTTGATCCTCTTCCGCTGCCGAGACCGTCTTTTTAACCTGTTTCGTACTTCTTCACCGCCTTTTCTGCTACACGCAACCACTTATCGAGGTTCTGCGCTTTTGATGCTTCACACCAATGGTCTTGTGCCTGTGGATGCGCCGTGTGGTTGAATACCAAATTGCGGTCAGTCACGACCTTCGTTCCGCCTTTCGGCGCGTATGTGCTGCCGGTATTTGGGTCAACCATGACTTTCCCGTAGTACAAAAATCTTGCGTAAGGGCCGAGGTAGATGATGTCGTTGCCAACTACCCTTGTACGCTGCGTTAACGAGCCTGTGAGCATCGGCACAAAAGGCTGAGTATCTTTCTCCATCTGCTCGGCTAAGACGTGCTCTGCGCGCGTACAAACCTTTGCAACGGCAGTCCTTACAGCGTCCATTCCATCGGTATGAACGGAAAATTTGATTCCCATTACGCACCTCCGACTTCCCAGTGTCTCATGTCGGCGCTTCCGTAGTCCATCGCGTCGACCTTCGTCACTTTGTAGCAGTCATCGTGATACTGCACGACGGTCATATTGTCGGAGATAAACTCACCCTTGATAAACAACGTTTCGCCGCCGTTCCCGTCATAAGAAAGCGTCCATAGCCCGCTGCGATCTGTAGCTTTAACAAACTCTTGCGGCTTTGCATAGGTCTTCGCCGCGCCCGTCTTACCATCCACGGCTTCCACCGTAAACGGGATATACAGATTCACAGCGTCCGCACTTTCAAGGCCACTTTCGCGCACGTTCACGCCCTTCGACGCTTGCAGCATCACACCACGCAGGATTGTGGTATAAACTTTCTCGACCTCATCAAGCGTTGTCGGGTCGATCTCCTGCACAATGTTGTAAATCGTTACAGTGTGGGGAGCGTACATCTACAACCACCTCCGCGATACAGTAGCCCGGTATGGGCAAGGTATTCCATGCACGTTTCTGCCAGCAGTTTCTTCGCACCGTCCGTCGCACTGAGTGCAGACAGGGCGGATTCCCCGCCCGTTGCAAGGGTGCGGGAATATCTGCCTACCGTCTCGCTTTTGACTTCCGCGTCATTTGCCGCGGCGTTTGCAAGAGTTTTCGCGGCAAGCGCCTGCGCCGCCTCGATGACCGCATACTTGTCAACCAGCGCACAGCAGCACATCTTAACCGCATCAAGATCGGCGTGGTCTTTAGCTTTGTTGCGCGTGTAATAATCGAGGAAGGAGCCGGCGCGGACAACAAGACGCGGGAAGTCATTTTCACTCACAGCGCCCATATAGGTGCCGGAGTAGTATTCAAAGTCTGCGTAAGTCATCAGTGCCCTCCTTCCAAAACTGCGAGAATTTCAGCCTTTTTCATCGAACTGCTGACCCCTTCCACCCCGTTTTCATCGGCATACGCAAGCATTTCAGCTTTTGTCATGTCGGAGAAAGCCGGGGTGTCAGGGTCAGGCTCATTCAGCAGTTCAGTTAGCCCCCCACCGCCGGAGTGATAGAGCCGACCACCACGCCGTCGATACGCTCAGCGAAAAGAGCCATGCCGTTGATAACGGTGTCAGATGCGGTCATGTTGGTGTAATCGGGCTCCTCATGGATACCGATATAGCCGGTGGCGTCGGTGGTGAAATCGAACACCTCGCCAAGATCAGCGCCGTTCACAGGAATGTAGTACAGGGCAATGTTGTCCTTGGCGGTGGCGTAAATCTTGCCCTTGGGAACGCTGGAATTGAGAATCACGGTGCCAAGGCCGAGGAAGTTCTCAACGTAAGTCATGCCGAACGCGGTCTGCAAGGTAATGTTTGCGCTTGCGAGGTAGTCAGCAACGTCCAGCGGGTTCAGAAAATACACCGCACCGATCTCGTCATCTTCAAACAGCACCTGCAGCTGGCCCCATGCCTGTGCCAAGGTTGCCTGGAAGGTCGCACCAGATGCCGTGCCCGTGCCGGTTGCGAGGAAGTCGAAAAAGTCTTTTCGGATACCCTTCTGGACGTCCTTGAGCATTTCGTCGGTAGTCATCTCTACCGCCTGATCGTAGCCGCGATCGGTGATTGCTTCGGCAGAGGTGGCTTTGCGCCACTTCTTAAGCGTAATCTCCTTGTAGTTCACGGCTTCGGTCTTGTACTTGCTAAGGGGGATGGTCTCACCCTCAGCAACAGCGCCGCTCTCCAGCGTGCCAGTGGCCTTGTAGCTCTTGAGCACAGTTCCAGCCTGCTTTGCGATCTTGCGGGTCACACCCAAGGCCTCCATCAGCTTTTTGATGGAATAGCCGAACATTTCGGTAAATTCAATTTCGCGCACACGCGCGAGGTCAGCTTTCTTAATGAGATTAGGATCAGCAGCCATTTTTATTCTTCCTTTCTAAACAAATCCATATTTGCGGCGATTGCAGCGCGCCGCTCCGCTCTGTCATTGATTTGCATAATCTCGTCCTTTGTCATCGGTTTCCCGCCGCCGTTAAAGCGCGCGCCAGTGTCGAAGCGAACGGTCTGCTTGGAGACAAGCCCCTTGTAAGTGCCGTCTACGAGCGCATCAAGAGACTTGGTGTCCTTGATCTTTTCTCCGTCCAGCTCCAATGCGGCCATTTCTTCGCCGCAGCCGCGCATAGCAAGGTCGAGATTCGCGCCGGTGATGTTTTTGCTCTTAAAGTAAGCACGCACGGCTTTTTCCTTTGCCGCCTTGCTTTCCTTTGCCGTGATGTCGGTCTTAAAGGCTTCAAAGGCCGAGTGTTCTTTCTCGTACTTCTCCTTGTAACCGCCGTCACCCGCCGCCTTGAGGTCGTCCAATTCCTTCTGGACACCGGGCAGCTTCTCCGCGTCCGCCTTGTACTTCGTGAGATCGTCCTTGAGGGGGTCAACCACGCCCAGATGCAGCGCAACCAAGCGATTTTCGATCTCTTCGGT